TGGCTTATTTACTGGAATATACAAACATGTGGCGAATTAGCCTATTTAATGCAGAAAGATAAAAGATTTATCAGTGATAGAGTAAAAATACTTAGCAGTGCTAGATATATTCGTACAGAAGATAATCATAAACGTTCAGTATATCGCAAATACGTATTGAATGAACATATAAGGCAGGCATTAGCAGATTTATTACCTGATAGAGTTACATTTACTGAGTACATGATGATCAGAAAAAAGATATTTGAGGCGATGCAAAAGTGCAGTATTTGACGGACAGTTAGGAGGATTTTACAATTCTATTAACAGTTATGTCATTACACCCACTCAAGCGTTATTATCAGGGAGATCCGCGCTGGGGACACGAGATTCTCGGTAATAATCCCGAGATTTGGAATGGTATACGTCCAGACATTGCCATGCTTGGTTGCCATCTGACTTGCGACTCAATGTACTTGTCGATTTATGGATTTGATTATAATCCGAGCCAACTAAATCAGGAAGTCAAAAAATTAGGCTTTTACGGACCTGATGATGGTTTCTATCATCAAGGGGCGATTCATGAATTGACGGGCCTTATTGAAGAAGTCCGGGGAGACTTTCCCTCTGATCTTATAAAGCAGAGACTAGGTGAGGGGATACCTGTGATAGTCGGAGTCAATTTTACGCCTAACAGTTCTTGGACTCAGCATTACGTGTTAATTACGGGTATGATTGACGGTAATGATTATTGGATCATAGACCCCGCTTATAACGATCCAGGACCCGTGCGCATGTCTTCACGATATTTCAGGCACGGAACGGACTCGGCAGTTCAAAATAATAACGGCACTCAATTTTTAATTATGTCAGCACTACAAGATACTTTTAACAAAGCAATGCAAGATACTCGTATTGTCAACGATCCTATCGTGGACGGTAATGCGACGATCAAGACCGCTATCGTCACTCCGGACGTGCAGTACGTCTTTTTAGACTATGTAACGAATCTGCATCGGGTACAAGACCTTGAGAATCAGATTAATACCTTAAAAAATCAGCAGACTCCCATAATTGATACCTCACCTCTTCAATCTCGAATTGATGATCTGACGAAGCAGTTGCAGACTAATTCTCAGGATTATCAGGGGAAGGTTACTGACCTCACTCAACAAGTGGGCGCTCTACAAAAACAGGTACAAGATGATCAAGCTGCTTCCGTTCAGAAAGATAAACTGATCAATGATCAGGCCAATCAGATTTCTCAACTGCGGGTAGAAGTTAACGCCGGCAGTCCTGTTGTGTCTGATCCCGTTAAGGAAATTCAGAATCCGGGGTTTTTTAAAGGTCTGCTAGATAAGATACCGGTTACGAAACTTGCCGTAGTTACGAGTCTGCAAGCGACTATTTTAAGAGGCTTTCAGTATATGATCAGTCTGCTACTCGTATATCCTTCGCTGCATACCGTTACTCATACGGGTAATGACTATATTTCGGGCATAACTACTGTTTTGCAGAATTGGTCTGACGTATTGTCACTGGTTATAGCGATCGTAGTTTATTATCTTTTCGAGCTTCTCCATAAACAAATTCAAATCAAACAATGAGACTGAGAGCATTTGTAGAATCAATCTTATTACCGCTCAGAATATTGACCACCATAGTGATTTTTATTCTGACTCAGGCTTATGAGAGCGTTATCATTACTAATAATCTATACGCTGCCGTCTTTACCTATCTGGATTCTTTAAATGTTCAAGATAGCATTCAAAATACTTTTAACAGTCAGTCAGCGCCTTCTTTAATCTTTATCTGGAATCTTATCACCCCCACGAATGTCTATATTTTATCAGTTATCATTTTAATCGTTTTCGTATGGAAAATCAACATCTTATAGTACGAAGAACGATTAATATGTCAGCGGCTTTAACGGGTATCACACTGCTAAACTTCATGTGTTACTTCAATCCTGCTGAGTGGAATAAAGTCGTATTGTTGCAAGCTCCAACTGATGCTCGTTTCATCATCGGCAATTTACTGGCCTTGTTTTGGGCATTTGGAGCGATATTAGCATTTATATGGGAAAGATTAAAGCAAACAGAGCAAATAGTGATAATCCAAACGGAAATCGAGAAGGAAAAATAATTTTAGTCATATGTCTGATACTATTAGTAATAGCGAATCTGCCTCAAAATCTGGATGGCGACGAAGGATTTTTACTTCCGTCCTCAATGTTTATCGTCGGCTTGCAACTTATATTATTCATCTGAAGAACTATGCCAGTAAAAAGAAAAGCAGATAAGCTAACACTTCAACAAGAGAAGTTCTGTCGGGAATACGTTTTATGCATGAATGCTAGCGAGGCTTATCGTCGTGCTTTTCCTGGTAGTGAAAAGTGGAAACCGGAAAGTCTTTGGACTTCAGCTTCCACTCTGCTTGCCTCACCAAAGGTGAGACAAAGGGTTAATGAGCTTAAAAATAACCTTGAAGAACTTCTCGGAATTAACAAAGCGACCGAAATAAATGAGCTCAAGCGTATTCGGGAACGATGCATGCAACCTGAGCCAGTTATTGAATGGCAAAAGGTCAAGGGTAAGATGGAGAAAGTTCAAAAGACTGATGATCAAGGGCGTCCCGTTTTCCAGTTCGATTCGACGGGTGCGATTAACGCTACCGATAAAATCATGAAGAGTCAGGGATATTATGCTCCCGATAAAGTAGATCATACTACTAAGGGAGAGACTCTGAAGATCGAAACTCTTACGGTCGAAATACTCAAACGTCCAAACGAGACTATTTCTAGCAATGAAGATTCAAACTAACGTCGTATACGAGCAGTGTCTTAATTCTCCTAGGCGCATATCCGCTTTTCAGGGTGGGACCCGTAGCGGCAAGACCTACAACATTTTACTATTTTGGATAGTTAAATTGTTACAGGAGAAAGGTAAGACGTTGACTATCTGTCGTTTAACGCTGCCGGCTCTACGAGGATCCGCCATGCGGGACTTCTTTGAGCTAATTGGTTATAGTAAACTTGGTATCTACGACGAGAAATGGCATAATAAGACGGAAAACACCTATATTTTAAATGGCAATTTAGTTGAATTTGTTTCAATAGATGAGCCTCAGAAGATTCGAGGAAGAAAGCGTGACTATCTCTATTGTAATGAGGCTAACGAATTGCCGTACGAAGCTTGGAAGCAGCTTATCTTTCGTACGACGGGTAAGATTATTATTGATTATAATCCTTCTGACGAATATCACTGGATTTATGAGCAGGTCCTAACTCGTGAAGATTGCGACTTCTACAAATCGACTTATCTCGATAATCCTTTCTTACCTGACGAGACGATTCGGGAAATTGAAAGAATGCGGACCGAAGGAGATGATAATTACTGGAGAATTTATGGTCTTGGTGAGCGAGCAGTGAGCAGTGCCACGATCTATACCAGTTACGGTTTAGTCGATTCCTTCGATCAACCTGAAGCTTATGGTCTGGATTTCGGGTTTAATCATCCAACTGTTTTAATACAATTAAGTTTCCCCGACGGTGATATTGTAGCGGATGAACTGCTTTACGCCTCGGGATTAACCACAGCCGATTTGATCGTCAAGATGAATGAGCTCGGTATTTCTAAAACGACTGAGATGTTTTGCGATCATGCCCGTCCTGAAGCTATTGAAGAACTCTGTAGGGCGGGATATAATGCGAAGCCTGCAAATAAGGCGGTATACGAAGGCATTAGCTTCGTTAAGGGGCATAGACTCAAAGTAACTAAACGAAGCTTAAACACGATTAAAGAACTTCGGTCCTATAAATGGAAAGAAACCGCCGACGGCAGAGTCCTTGATGAGCCCGTGAAGCTATTCGACGACGCTATGGATGCTATCAGATATGGTGCGTTCAGTTATCATACCCGTGAAGATTGGAGTTTCATAACCGACTACGTAAATAAAGTCTCTCGATTATATGACTAATTTTCGTACCATCGCCGAATTTAGAAAAATGATTGGAGCGAAATCGGTCGTCAACCTTGCCGGACAAATTAAGGATACATATTGT